AACCACATAGGTGCGCCGCCGTCAACATAGTTCGACAAGTCTTGTAACAATTTGTCTAGTTCTGCTTCGGCTTCTGCTTTGAGTGCTGCGCCGTTGAGCACTGTGCCACCTGCTGGTCCTGCAATAGTAGCAAACTTTTCTCTTGCTTCGCCTAGGCTCTTTTTGACCATTGCTTGAGTGTAGCCTTTTATCCATGGATAAGCATACACATCTTGCAGCAACATAAAGTCAGGCTTGTGATTGTGCACCCAAAGCAACACTGACTCTTCGCTGTTTCTCGGGCGTCTAACCAGTGTGATCTTTTTGGTAGCAGGGTTAAATGTATAGTTTATATACCCGCCGAACATTTTACTTGCTTGCTCTTGATACTGCGAGAAAAATTCATAGTTGGCAAGACCGCCGACACGTCCGCTTTGCAGCAAATACATGTTCATAAAGCCGGCTTCAAACGGCTCAACACTTGTGGTGCTGCTGCTTGCACTACCAAGTGTTCTGCGAAACACTTGCTGAACACCCATTACTTCTGTTGGCAAAATATACTCATTTTGATCTGCTACTAGATCTAAAAAGAGATAACTTTCTTCAACTGCATTACTGCTACGCTGCCTATATGTTTCCAATGCTTGTTTAAACCCATACTCATAATGATTTGGATCTAGTTCAACATCTACCATATCCCCGCCGAGGTTGTAATAGATGCTTTTGAACAGTTCAGATTTTAATTCATCAATAGTTGCCATACTACTATTTATGGCAATTATCCGGAAACCATTATTGTGTTTATAATGTTTTCAAGATTACAGTGTCAGCATTTAGCCTACCGTTGAGTTTGATCTCAACACTGTTGATATTGTCCATAAATTTGCGCAGTGCTACCTTTCCGGCTTTCTTAAACTCCTTGAGAGTCTCTTCTGGCTTGCGTACAGTTTTTTGCACACTGGCTTTTTCATCAAAGAATTGCAGTGTAGTACCCTTGACTTGGATAGTTGTGTGTTCTTGCGCTACGTATTTGCCCAACTTGCGAGTCTTGGTGTTGAATACCCAAACTTCTGCAGCATCAACAATCTCAACCGGATTAACACTCACAACCTGATAACGCTCGTCGCGATCCTTGTACTTGAGTTTAGCAACCATTTTTTCTTTGCTGGGTGCTTTTTTGACACGAGTCTTTCGATTGGCTTTGGCAGCATCAATAACCATGTCCAGTGCACTCATCAAATTTTCCATGCCTTCAAGCCATTTAATGGCATGTGTTTTTTTAACGTTTGCATATCCTTCACGCAACTGCAGAGCATAATCGGCTTGTTGTTCGTCTTTGATTTTTTTGATTTGTGCAGGAGTAGGCATGTTTGCAACTGCCTGTGCTTCGTCTAGCCAATTTGCATACAGTTTTTTGATCTTGCGGGCATGTGCTTGTGTTACTTTGAACTTGGCAAAATGATTTGCAAAGTCAAACCCTTTGGGATCAAATCCAGCAGGATCTGTAATATACTGCTCAAGCCAGTTTTCGATCTCCTGCGATGCTTCAATTGACTGTTCAAGAATCCGTTCCTGGATAGTAGGAACATGCACATTCTTTTTTTCAAACTCTTTTTCTTTTTTCTCTTCAGCAATTGCGCTGCCGTCTTCGACAAGGCTGCTGATCCATTGATCAAACTTGTCGTTGTACACTTGAGGAATAATGTCTGGCTTGGATTCACGCAACTGAGCCACTGCAGCCCAATGACTGTATGCACCTACACGCCAGTCTGGAAGACGCCCAATGGCAGCAGCACTTTTCTTGTCAAGATTCTTTTTGGTCCAGTCCTTGACAACTATTCCCCATTCACGTCCTTCAACTTCATAATGAGTGTAAAACTTAGCACCATTCCAGTTTTTGGTTGGAATAGCCTTCATGCCAGTGGTTCGACGCACTGCACGAACTGTTTTTTTCTTTCGAGTAGTAGTTGCTTTTGCCATGTTCTTAACCTTTGTTGCGGTACTTATACACAATCAATTGCCAAACTGCATCGTTGTCTGCATTAACAATTTCAGGATCATTTACCTCAAACAAATTGCAAAACAGTTCGCCAATCGACATTGGACCGTTGTACACATCCGCTTCGCTGATAAATTCCAACCATTGTTTATCATCAATCATTGAGGCACCTCCTGTGCTTAACTTCAATACTACTTTAACATAGGCAAACTATTCTGTCAACCGAATGCCATAATTACAGTGTATAAAAGGACGCAACTATGCCAAGAATAAGCCGATGGCGTGAAAATCGCAGCAATGATTACAAATTCTTCAACGACCGTGCAAGAGAGCAATTCACTGTAGGCGGAACTGGCATCAACATTCACAAATACCTTGGCAGCGACAACGGTGACGGGACTTCTCCCGAGGTACCAGAATACAGCAACCAGAGTGAACAAAACATACAAGACTTGCTGTTCTTGGAAAACAGAGACAGAATCTACGACCCAGACGTGTTTAACTTACGTGGTCACTACAATGTCAACGACATGGATTTTGACTTGAGCCAATTTGGACTATTCTTACAAAACGACACACTGTTTATTACCTTTCACTTAACTGACATGATTGAGCGCATTGGAAGAAAAATCATGAGCGGAGATGTATTGGAACTACCACACCTTCGTGATGACTGGCCATTGGACGACACTGTGCCATATGCATTGAGAAAGTATTATGTAGTACAAGATGCAACTCGTGCAGCAGAAGGGTACAGCCCAACTTGGTGGCCTCACCTTTGGAGAGTCAAAGCCACACCAATGGTAAACACACAAGAATACCAAGACATAATAGACAATGCAGTCGACGAAGAAACCGACAATCCATTGGGCGAAATACTGTCAACTTACAACAAAGAAATCAACATCAACAATGCTGTTGTACAGCAGGCGTTGCAAGATGTTCCGTCGGCAGGTTACGACACCGAACATTTATACACACTGCCAACCAAAGAAGACGACAGTGTAAACGTATACAATGCACCCACTGCCGATGACACTGACATTACAACTGACAGTGGAAAATACACAGCGGATCTCGACAAAGCAACTCCAACTACCAGCGCATACAATGGCTACTTGACCGGAGACGGTGTTGCACCAAATGGCTTTGATGTGCAAACTGGTATATCGTTCCCTGGAGAAGCCGACGAAGGCGACTTTATATTGAGGCTGGACTTTTATCCAAACCGACTGTTTAGGTTCGACGGAAACAAATGGGTCAAAGTCGATGACGATGTAAGGCACAGTTATATCCCCAATAACAGCAAAACTCAACTGGGAGAATTTATCAACAACCCAGGAGAATTCAGCACACCGGACGGACAAACGTTTACTACAAAACAATCACTGAGCAATGCTATTAAACCCAAGGCTGATAACTAATGACTAATTTTTATTACGACAAACAAATAAGAAGATACATTTCACAAATTGTCAGTGTGTTCAGTTATTTTGAAGTTGAGTTCGGCGACGACGAAAACGGAAATCCGGTGTATCGCAGAGTACCAGTCAAGTATGCTACCAGTGAGAAAATGACTGCTAGTATTCTCAAGAACAACAGTGAAAACACAATGCTGAATGTTCCAGTTATCAGTGTATACGTAACTGGATTGGAATACCAACGAGACAGGATGCAGGATCCTAGTTTTGTTGACAAAATGAACATACGTCAAAAACGTTACGACAGCACAACAGAATCCTACAGTACAGACCCAGGCAATGCATTTACTGTTGAAAGACACATGCCTGTTCCGTACAGTCTACAGTACAGTATTGACATATGGACCAGCAACACTGAACAAAAATTGCAATTGCTTGAACAAATCCTAGTGTTGTTTAACCCAGACTTTGAAATCCAAAGCACTGACAACTACATCGACTGGACCAGTTTAAGTTATATGAATCTAGAAAATGTAAACTACAGCAGTAGAAGTGTTCCAGTAGGCACCGAAGAGCAGTTGGACATTGCAACATTGACGTTCAGCAGCCCAATTTGGATTTCACCACCTGCCAAATTGAAAAAACTCGGAGTCATTGAAAGTATCATCAACAGTGTGTACAACAGCCAAGGCAACCTTGCCGAAGACATCCTCGAAGCCAGCAACCGATTGGGCAACAGACTATACACCACGCCCACTGGCAACAACTTGCTACTTCTAAACGGACAAGCAACCATATACCCAA